ATTTACCAGCGTCGAATATGCCCCGACTGCCTCGACTGCGAGCGCCACCTGATCGGCCAGCCGCATCTCGGCCTGCGCGACAGCCAGTTCAGCCTGTGCAAGGGCGAAAGCGCGCACCTGTTGCGCCGCCGCGCCGTATTTCTCGATGAGCGCGTCAAGGTCCATCTCGATGATCGACATGGGCTCCTGGATGATCTCCATCGTGTCATTCAGCGCCGTCATGGCGTCATCAAGGGACACGGTGCCGCTCCGGGCCTCGATCATCCCCATGATTACCGGCGTCAGAGCCGCCCCCGCGGCACCGGCGAGCGCGCCGAACGTGCCGAAGGCAAGCAGAAGGTCCGGCATCTGGATCGACAGGGCTTGCAGGTAGTTCCCTGTCACCGCCCCTTGCTGACCGACCTGAGACAACTGCAGCGCGACCATGCGCAAGCCATTACTGGAAAAGCCAGAGGCGGCCTTGTTTGTCGCGGCGAAATTGCGCGACATGCTTTGGGTCGTCCGTTGCGTCGTCCGCTCAATGTTCTTCGACCGCCGAACGGTCGCCGACTCGATGCGGGCCAGCTGCCGGATGTATTCCTTCTCCGTCAGCCCGAACGGGATGACGAGACCGGCCTCCGACATCTAGAACCCCACCACGCCGAGGGCGCGCAGATCGGCATCGTCCATGTCGCCCCCTTCCGGCTTCTTCTTGCCGCCATTCGCCTCGATGTAGGCTTCGCAGCAGGCGTTGAATTCCCAGATCGTCAACTCGTCCACCTGGCGCGGCGTAAAGCCGATCACCGCTCCGTTGCCGTAGATGCGGGAGAAACGCCACTTTCCGGGCTCGCCTCCCCCGCGCCGGGCTTTCCCGCGTCGTCTTCCCCCTCGTCTTCGCCGAACAGCGAGGCCACGAGGATCTCGCCCGCGGTCAGCTTGAAGAGCGCCTTCGGGTGCTTCTCGACCAGCCCGGTGACGAACGGGCCGGCCTCGGAGGCCGTCATCTCGCCGCTGCCGATCAGGCCCAGGCGGATTGGCTCGATCACGTCGTCGATCCGCCACGAGCCGAACCGGATGCGGGTCAGGACTTCCTCCGGGCCGGCGTTGCAGTTCTTCTGCAGGGCCCGCAGTTCGCCGAGCCTCAGAAGGAACCGATGCTCGCCGCCGATCCAGTTGATCGGACGGTCCATCACGGGCCTTTGACCGCCGCAGTCGGCACGCCGTCGAACTGCAGGTCAAACGAGGCGTTGACCTTGTTGCCATACGACAGGCTGTAGGACAGGTTCGTCATGTAGGCCGCGCCGGTCAGCGTCTCGGTATCCGTTGCCGCGCCACTGTCGGACACGACCACGAACGTGATCTGCACGTTCAGCGTCTGCCCGCTTTCCACCCAGTCGCGGATGGCCTGGTGCGAAGACAGTGCCCAGACGCCGCTTGCGCTGATCGACGCGCCGCGCGAACGAACCGACCGCTCGACCTGCAGCGGCAGGCTCAGGTCGGAACAATCCGGAACTTCGGTCTCGTCGAGGTTGGTGTTTTCGGTATACGACCACTCGGTGATGCCACAGAGGGTCGAGTAGGTGCCCGCGGCGCCGACAGGGTCAAGCTCCACGGCCAGGGTCGTCTTGTCGTAAGCCGACGTCGTTGCATACGCCATATCAGGCTCCTTCTGAGGGAAACGGACGCTTCACAGCGTTCACTCGTGCGGTTGCCCAAGCCGCGCGATGACGGGCCCGCCGTCGCCGGCGATCTCTACATCTGGTTGGCGCGCTTCACCGCCCGACGGACGGCCGCGCGAATGCGGTTGCGGACCAGTCGGCGGTTGGCCCGCCAGACCGGGAAGAAGAACGGGTTTGCCGGCATTTTCCGCGTGCCGAATTCCTGCAGACGCGCCGTATCGGTCAGAACGCCGCTGCCCTTGCGCACCTCACGCGCAGTTCCCGGCGTTCCGCCCGCCCGGATTAGCGCGCGCATGATCCAGTTGGCACGCCCAACTGTGCCAGCTTCCGCCCAATGCCAGCGGATCGACGCGCGCAGGTCATCGCCGCCAGTCATCGGATCGTCTGGCGCCAGGCGCTGCATCGTGCCGACCATCGGGTTCGCCGACCGTTCGATGCTGGACCTCACCTCGTCCGAAATCAGGTTCGGCAGCATCCGCATCTTGCGCCGAAACTGCGGCAGCAAAAAGCAGGATAAGAAAGAAGAATAATTGTTTCATTGCGTTGTATTTTTGTTGTTAATTGCTCTTGTTGATTACCCACCTGTACGAGCTCGTTCCAGTCTGGAAGCATCGCATTGTCCACGCTGCATCGTCGCCCGTTCCAGTCGTCATGTCAGCGCTTGAAACATCGCTATCCCCATCACGCATTGTTGCTGTTGACGTCGCAACCAGCACGTTCCCAGAGCTGTTGTCGCTTGCGTATATGATTACTTCTGCGCCGACTAGGTTAGCCGATGCGTCCGGCAGCGTTATTGTCATTGCCCCAGACTGAGAAGCAGTTGCGACAGCATATATCTGCACTTTTCGGTACGGTGTTATATCGGATTCGGTGAGCGTGCTGTCGGTGTCGGTGAAGTATATTGAGTTGGTTGACCCAAGCGGGCTTTTTAGTGTTATTTCGCCTTTGTCGATGTCGAATGTGGCGACGTAGTTGTCCAGACCGGTGGTGTCCTGATCCACTTCCCATTGATAGTTTCCGACGTTGAGGCGGGTTTCGCTTCCATCGTTTCCTATTACAACTTCCCCATCTTGACTAGCGGTTGTTCCTGCTCCTATTAGTATTGTTTTTTTGTGTGCATTCTGGTATCCTGCTCGCCTTCCTATTGCAATAATAGAATCCGCTTCGGTGGCGTTATGTAATGCTTCGTAGCCATGCGTGAACGTATAGTTCATCGTGGTGTCGCCAGTAGAGTAAGGCCCGCTTCTATATCCCCCAGCGTAAGAGGTCGTAGCTTCTTTAACGTAATAGGCGTTTTGACTTCCTTGCCCTGTGTTATAATTTCCTGAAGTTAGGAAGAAGAAATTTCTATCTCCTTGTCCTGTGTTATGGCTTCCTGAAGTTAGACTGTAGAAATTCCTGAAATTAGATTGTAAAAATTTATACTTCCTTGTCCTGTGTTATTATTTCCTGAAGTTAGATTGTAGAAATTTCTATATCCTTGCCCTGTGTTATAACTTCCTGTAGTTAGATTGTAGAAATTTTGATATCCCTGCCCTGTGTTAGCGATTCCTGAAGTAGAAACCCGAAAGTTTCCATCTCCGATAAACGTGTTTGCATCTCCAATTACAGTGCTGTCCCTTCCAACGTCAACAATAAAATTTCCGATACCAAAGTCCGTTCCCACATTCCCATTAATATTCAACGCCCCCGCCATTGTACTAGTCCCAATAGCTACTTGACCTACTGAGTAATACACATCCGACCCCGACTGCGTCCAATAATTGATAGAACTTGGCGACAAGCCCTGAAAACTCACCCCATCCCCATACTCCATTTCTCCCTCATCCGAATTATACCCAATCACCCCAGCGGTGTTGGTTGGACGGGTTGCGTTCGTCCAGGTGTCAAGTATAGTAGGACGTGAAAAGGTAATCTCGGTTCCATCATCTACGATTGCCGAAGGCTGAAACCCATTATCAATCACGTGTCTGGGCAATGCCCCCGAATCCCCGGAACCGAAACCAGCATCCACCGTCATCACACCAGACAAGGTGATGGTCAGGCTATCACCTGCTAGTGTTGTGGATACGTTAGCACCGCCGTACACCCCTGCTGTGTCGGCGTCTTGGATTGTGTTTGTTCCGGTGTCGCCTGAAAGAATGAAGGAGGACATGGCACTTGCGCTACTGGCAGCTTGCAACTCGATTTCTCCTGTCCCTGAATTGAATTTCAGGGCGTAACCGTCCAAGCCTGTGGTATCCTGATCGGCATTGAAAAGATAATTTCTCACACTTAGGCGAGTTGCTGCATTCTTATTTCCCAGCACTATATCACCGTCCTGTTTCGGTTCCGTTTCCCTTCCTAGTGCGATAATATCTGTGTAGGTGTTTTCGTAAGCAGCGCGGTAACCTATTGCGATGATGGAATCGGCTTCAGTGGCGTTGTATAATGCTTCGTAGCCATGCGTAAATGTATAATTCATCGTAGTGTCGCCAGAAATGTAAGGCCCGTTTCTATAACCAGAAGCATAGGATGCTGTAGCTTCTTTTACGTAGCGGGCGTTTTGATAACCTTGTCCTGTGTTATGGCTTCCTGATGTTATATTGTAGAAATTTTGATATCCCTGCCCTGTGTTACTATTTCCTGATGTTATATTGTAGAAATTTTGATATCCCTGCCCTGTGTTATTATTTCCTGAAGTTAGAACGTCGAAATTTCTATATCCCTGTCCTGTGTTATAGCTTCCTAAATTTAGCCTTAAGAAATTTCTATCTCCTTGCCCTGTGTTACTATTTCCTGAAGTTAGATTGGCGAAATTTCCAAATTTCTATATCCTTGCCCTGTGTTAAAACTTCCTGAAGTTAGATTGTAGAAATTTTGATATCCCTGCCCTGTGTTATTATCTCCTGATGTTAGATTGAAGAAATTTTCAATTCCTTGTCCAGTGTTATAATTTCCTGAAGTAGAAGCTCGAAAATTTCCATCCCCAGTAAATGTATTTCCATCTCCAGTTACAACGCTATCCCTGCCAACACCGACAATAAAATTCCCTGTTCCAAAATCCGTTCCCACGTTCCCTGAAACATTCAGCACTCCCGCTACAGTACTTGTCCCGATTGCCACTTTCCCAGACGAAAAATATATATCCGAACTCGAACGCTGCCAGGGTGTGAATATTTCATCCCAGGTTGTCCCGTCATGAAATTCAGGATAGCCTGTTTCTGAATTGTACCCGAACGTCCGTTCCACGCCCGTGGGTCTGCCAGAATTGGTCCACTCTGGCAGCAACATTTCTTCGTCGAACGTAACCACATTGCCATCATCTTGGATACTCCCCGCCGTCAGCGTGGAATCGTTCAACCAGCGTGCAAGGTAGTCAGTTGTACCTGTACCCGAAACTGCATTGTACGTGCTTGCCAAGTCTGAAAACGTCCTATACTCCACGCGCCCGGTCGCCGACTTGGTCAGGACGTCGGACGTGGCGCCGGCGCGGATTGGCTTCGAGGCGCCGCGGTTGGTCAAGGCGACCATGATGGCGTCAAGGACGCTGCTTTTGCCCTGGGCGTTGTCGCCGGTGAGCACGATCTTCTCGCCGTTC